GTCAAACTCAGCTTTGAGAAAGTTAACAATAACCGGCGTCGTGTGGGGGTGCTGATATAACTGTAGACTCGCGCACTCATAGCAATTCCAAAGCTTGCGCCATGTTCATCCTGTTGTGCATCACCGAGATTCGGGTTTGGAACCTGCACTGTGATTGTCGGAGTAACATATGGATAAGTAAAAGTTACCATCAAAAAGCCTCAATATAAAGTGGACTATCATCTTCTGCTTCCATAGGATCATTATCCTCAGCATAAATCCTATAAAAGTCGTCATTATCAAGCGTCTGGTGATAATCAGCATCCCCAGGAACAGGTGTATCTGGTGTAGCGTCTTCGGGACAATCTCCAGTAACATTTACAATTATATTTGCCATGTATTCAAAATGAGCATCATAGAAGCAATCATCACGAACAGTTACAATCTCAGCAACCGGAGTAACAATATAGCCTGTTCTGGCTGCACCATGATGGTCTGTTGTTGATATCTCAAGACCGGCTCCTGCTTCAAGAAGCTCAAGAAGATCATCACGCTCTGTTTGAGTTAGACGAACAAAGTCATATATGAACGTTTCAACAACAGGCCAATCCGAATCCTTAAATACCTTGACTACGCCGCCAGGAGTTCGCCTTTTGAGTCCTTGCGAAGAAAACCTTCGTGTATCCTCAAGATTCGGATTTGGCAAATCAACGTCATATGTACTGTATGAAATATTGAAGCTCAATTTAATCGCAACCTTCCTCTGCGGATTTCTCGACGCAGACCTTTTCCGATTGAAACTACATCAACTTTACTCGCATCCTGTGGGTGTAAATGAATATCTCCAACACTATATTGAACAGGCGCGCCACCATCGGCAAATCTCTGGATACCTGCGTTCATTGCAGTGAGTGTACTATAAAAACGTCTGGAAGCTGCCGGATTCATTACTGTTTCAGATGGTGAAATACGAGCCATTTGTGTATCAATACCATGACCTCCGGCTTGTCTATTTTCTGCCCCTTGTGGCCCTGCTAATCTTCTAACCATCTCTGGAAACAAATTCATAAGGTCTCGTGATTTGAGTCCAAGTGTTCTCGTTAAATCAATTGCTTCACTAAGCAATTTATTATATGCTTCCTGAAGCTTAACAGTCCGAACCTGAATCTCTTCATTCCTTTTAAGAACATTAAATTCTTCAGTAGCTTTAAGCCGTAAGATTTTTTGTTCAGTTGCCAATCTTAAATTTACTTGAGCAAGTTGCAGAGCTTCGGCTCCAAAACCTTCGACTCCAAGTGCCCTGGCAATTTTAAGCAATTCAGTTAATCCATGTTTCTGACCTCGCAATGCTGCTTCAAGAACACTGGCATCTTCGATATCAAGAAGTTCTAATTGTTGTTCAGCAAGTGCACTTGTTAAATCAGCTGCTCTCTTTTGAAGAGTCTTAAGTCTGAGTAATTTTTGATCTTCCTCTTTCTTTTCTCTCTCAGCAAATTTCGAAAGAATTTCTCTGAATGTAAATTGTTTCCTTAATACATTTTCAATAAAAAGCGCACCATTGCGAATTCGTTTTTGGCCCTGCTCCATTACATCATTAACTGCAAGAGCTTGAAATGCAAAAGATTGAACCATCTTATTCATCGCATCAAATTCTTTTTCTTGGCCACGGATAGCCGCAGTTCTTGCTTTTTCTTGAGCAGTAATTAAAGCAGCTTGAAGAAAAGCAAATTTAGCAGCTTTTGTTGGCTCTACTCCAGCATCAGCTCCAGATAAACGACGTTCAATAACAGTTTGATCAATCGTACTACGAAGACCTCTGGCAAAATCTGCAGTACTTATAAGACTATCTAATCTTTTAATTTCATTTCTAATTTCTCTAATCTGTTTGCCAATAGCTTTTGCTGTTGCAGAACCAACTGATTTGACAAAATCTGTATATCCTTGATAGGCTTTTTTCTCAGCTTTAAGTGATAATTCAGTAATAGAAATTCTTCTTGCAAGTTGTTGAAAAACAATTCTATTAGCATCTTTTATAGCTTTGATTTGTTCATCGCGTTCTTTGGTAATTTGTTTAATTCGTTCTTTATGCCAATTTTCTTGATTTTCTAAAACTGTTGCATTTATGTCCTCAATACGTTTTAGCCACCGTTCAAAAAATATTTGAATAGCAACAGCAAATAGAAAAATACCACCAAAACGAGAAAAAACTAACCATGCTTTTTGAGATGTTGCAATAAATGTAATTAAAGCTTTAGTTGCAAGAAGAACTGCAGGAACCAACAAATTCGCCATGGTTTTTGTAAAAACTCTAACCGCAGAAGTCAATGTACCAAATCCACCTCTTATATTCTCAACATTTCTAAGAAACCTATCCCCAAGTTCAAGAAAGAAATTACTAATTTTATTGAGTTCAACCTCAAGACGTTTACCAGTATTCTCCATAATGATGGCTGTTCTCTCATTATAGGTCTCAGTTGATCTATTAATTTCTTCAAGATTCTCTTGATATCGTTTAAGTCCTTCACCTGCAAACAACATAGCACCAGTGATCGCTCGAATACGTCCAAATAATTCACCAAGTTCTGTTGATGATCCTTGTGATGCTTCTTCAATCTTGGCAAGTACACCGGCAAATCCAAAAGTTTGAATTGCAGCTTCACCAGATACCACACCCCATTCAGCAAACAACCGCTTCATGGCGTCTGTCGGTCTAATAAGTTTCAACAGCACATTTCTAATAAGGGTAGCTGCTTCGTTGTATTTCAAACCTTGGATAGTTGCAGAAGAAATTGCAGCTTGAAGTTCATTGAGTTGAATCCCAAGCTTCTCGGCAGGAACAGCAATACGACCAAAGGTATTGGCCATTTCTGCTGCACGAACACGACCAAGTTCAATTGTCTTAAAAAATGATGCTGCAACTGCTTCGGTATCATCAACAGTAAGATTGAAAGCATTTAAAGTTGCGGTGAGTAGATTTACAGAATCAGCAGTACTTGCAACAGTTGTTACAGCAAATTGACTTGCTTCTGTCATAAATCGCAGAGCTTCAGTGCCTTCTGCTATTTGATTTGAAAGTGCCTGATAAGCACCTTCAACAGTATCAAGAATTGGCAAACCCCAGGCATCGGAAACAGCGAGTAATCCCTTACGCCATTCCTCAAATATCAGAGGTTGATTCTGTGAAATTGTTTGAACTTCTGCAATCCGTTTCTCAAGTTCAATAGTTGCAACAATACCATCACGAACTTGCCTAACAAAAAGGGAAACAGCTTGATGAAATAATTGAACAGCAAGTAAACGAATAAAACTTTTCCAGGAGATTGTTAACTCCTCGACACCTTTCCTCATCCTCCCTAAATCTTTGTTAGTTACATTTATTCTTTTATTAGCTGCAACAAAAGCAGCAGCTTCGGCATCTGCTTGTTGTCTAAATGCAACCGCAGTCTTTTTGGCTTGGGTTCCGAGAGCAGCTTGAGCTTTTCGAATTTTTATTAATTGATCACGAACACGACGTTGCGCGCCTGTATATGCAACAATGTCTCCGCGCGCCAACTCACCCCACATTTTTTTAATTTGAGCATGAGATACTCTATGTTGCTTTTGAAGTTCTTTGAGACGAGAGATAGAAGTCTTATAATCAAAGACCTCTCCAAAAGTGGCTCCACGTTTTTGAAATTCTCTTTGAGTAAGACCTTTCTGAACAAAGTCAGAACTTAACTTAATTTGCTTAGACTGCTGTGCAGCCTGCTTCTTCATTTCTGCGGTTGTTCGAACAGTCTGTCTGGCAACAGCTTTTTGCTGATTTACCAAATCACGATAAGAAGTATTGAGTTTTTTGTTCTCAGTAGCAAGCCGAGTAAGGGCTTTTGTCTGAGCATCAATCTTCTTCGTGAGAGCATCAGCTCCCTTATTTGCTTGAATCTGAGCTGTGGCGACTTGATTCCAACCCTTAATAATCTTACTCATTTCTTTAAGGATTGAAGTAAAATCAGCAGTTGCTTTAACGTTTTTTTCAGTTGGCATTATCTCTGTCCCGCCTTCTGTTTAAGATTGAGGGCATCCACCATTAGGGCATAAGGAAATCGATTATCAAATTCTTGATTAATATAAGCAGCCATAGCTTCAAGACCAAAATTTAAACTCTGCCACCCAGGTTCATGTAATGCATATTGATATACTTTGGTATTGAAAGTAAAAATCATCCTTGGTCTTTGAACTGTTCCAAATCTAAGCACATAAGCATTATGTCCAGCTTTAATACCTTCATCCATTGATCTTCTACGGGAACGATAATAACGTCCTGTCATAGTAGTAAAACCAGTTCTTGAACTATTCTTTACTCTGGCTCTAACTTCTGCCAATACACCGGTGCCAACTTGTTGCGCAACTGGTTGTAATGTCCCACCAGTCATACCAGTATCAACACCGATGTATTGAACAGTCGTCTTAACAAAGACGCGAACTGCTCCCTTCATAAGCAAGATCATTCGCTGATGATGAGTCTTATTGAATTTACCGATAGCTGCTTTGATACCAGTAATATCAACGTTTCCGTACTGGATTCTTGCTTTTTGTGCCATGCGTTGCCTTTAGAATCATTGCTTCATGTTCATCTTTCTCGATTTGACGAATCTGATCATAAGCAATTATATGCGCTTGGAACCAAGGATGCATTTCATCCCATTCTTTTGTAACCCCAGGTGGTAGGATAGACCATCGTTCACATGCTCGCCATATCGCATATTTCTCTGTGCGATACTTTGGTATTAGGAACTTTCTTGAGCCTCCTGGGGAGTGGCTAAAAAACTTTTCGTTGCAGCGTCAATCTTAGTCTGATCAAGACCCTGCACTTCTGAATACACTTGAAGAAGTTTGAGTCTTTCAGCTTCTGTCAAACCAGCTTCAAGTAGTTCTTCACCATAATTTTCCCATGTATCTGGATCACTCATATCCACAGTATCCCATTCAAGATCATCCGTGGCTTCAATTGATTTCAGATACATGTAGTGTGTTTTTTTCATAGCCCAATCGTCAAGTGCTTCACGATATTCTTTACTTTCAACATCAAGAATACGGGCGCCACCTGGCTTTAATACTTCCTTCGGCTCAGGAATTGGACACAATTTATCAAAATTGTCCATTTCTAACACAGCAGCAAATTTAAAAACTAAATTCTCACCTTGTTGTCTTGGCAGGACAACAACTCTTTCCTGTGGGCCTTCTAACTTTTTCCCTTTAAGTTTCATTTTTCCTCCAACCCTATTTATACCCCAATAGGTAGGGTAGAAGGGGCGGATTAACTCCGCCCCTATTTGAATGATTCCTAAAATCACGACTTATTGTGCTGATCGAACAGCCGTGGCCTTTGTCACATTACAACGCCCAGAACAACTGATGGTTCCCTCGCGAAGATCGTGGTCAAGGGTCTCATAGCGGAAATCACTGAACGTAATGACTTCACCATCGCCACAAGCAGACGGTACAGGCAGATATGTGATTTCGACATCAACCGCATACGGACGACAAGCATCCGAGTCAGTTGATACCCAGTCAGCTGCCTCACCAATTCCCTTTAACGCTTCTTCCACCGTTGGAGTGCTACTGCCGGTTGAACCAACAATATATTCCCATTGGAAGTCGAAGTTGAGATCAAGCGGTACCTGATCCCCTTCACGAACATCATCGAGAAGACCACGATCGAGAATGTATTCAATCGTTTTGTTCTCGGAGTAGGTTAAATTGCCTTCACCGATCTTGACCTCGATGCTCTCTTGAACTGCTGTCAAAGCAATCTTGAGATAGTCAGCAGCCAGAGCGTCAGGATCGCCATCACCAGGAAGCTTGATGTACATTGTACTTGCTCCGAGGGTGTCTTGATCACCCCACGCCCATTCATTCTCAACGAGAGCGCCAAGGGTTCCCTCTTGCAATGTAATGTCAACACCACCAAGCTCAACGTGCACAGGTTTGGACGTCATGGCGGCTCCGGTGTAATACGCCTCACCTGGAGTCGTCGGAGAGTCTGTCCATTCCGAAGCACCACCGGCAACAGATACTAACGCACCAATTGATCCATCCTTAATTGTGATGGTTGCATATTTGAGGTCAATGGTCGCGAAGACGGGTGTCCAGATTCTTGGAAAATTGTGCATGGTTGTCTCCTTTAACCAGTTAATTGGATTTCGTAATGTCCTTCAACAGTGGCTTGCATCAACTGTTTGTCAGGATCGATTTGGCCAAAGTGGCTTATTACCAGAAACTCCCTATTCTGACGATCTTGAATTAGATCAAGGCAACCGATCAAGGAATCATCATCATCTACCCCATTGCCATACTTAAAAACTTGAATTCCTGGGGTAAACCCTGTCGCGACTACTCCAACCATTCTATGAATCTTATGAAAATCTTTTTCGTCAATTGCAGCTTGAACAAGAAGATTAACTTCAATCTTTAACTTGTATTCAGTTTTACTGATCTGCAAAAAATATGGGCCATCCATTCGAACCTCAACGAGGTCAGTTTGGAAATTCTCGGCCGAACGCTTTTGACCTTCATAAAAAATTTCATAGGCATCCAAATTACCATCAAAATGCTTTGTAACCGATGCAAATATCCATCTTGGCCAGTTCTCATTCATTGACTTTATCCACACTTGAAATTGTTGTTACTGTTAGAATGTATCCCTTCTTCTCTGCCGTGTCATTAATAGACTTTACGGCATGAACTTTATCGCTAAAAATTAATTCATCATTCTCAGCAATAATGAAAGCCGATGGGATGTCCTTACCATCAAGAATAACAAGCCGTGTTGAAGAACCAAACAGTCCGCCGTAGGTGAAATTTTTATTCGCAGCTATATAGGCAAGATCATAAGCAAAATTTGGAATAAGCTTCTCGGGTAAAACAATTCCCCGTTTGATATTAACTTGGGTATATTCCCGAGATACCCTACCAGTCTCAAGGTCAGTCCTATCTTTAATCATACGACGTAAAACAACAGGAACGCCATAATTCCTTTTCAACCGATAAACAATATTACTTATTTGCCTTAAGTTGTTCATTAATTCCACCTCTGATTTGAAAAATCAGCTTAGCTGAGTAGCGGAATACCAAGGTCGGTATTCAGAACCTTGATGCCACACAGCATATCGACGGTCACCAAATGACCTTGCTTAATACCATCATATGTCATAACAACGCGAATGGACAATCCGTTATAACTTGCAACGGACGCAAGCGCGCCGGTTCCGGCTGCCGGAGCGGCCAGAGGACGGGTCACAAGGGCGATCGCTTCGGGATGAAAGCAGAAGCTATAATTACCCGACGGCCCAAGACCAACGATATCGTTGTTCTCCACGGCTACCCTGACAGGTACTTCTGGCAGGACTAACGTGGTGGTTGCGCCCGGCATAACGGCATACGCACTTTCGGACGTAAATGCAGCCGGAGTGGTCGCATCATCCAAACTCATGAGCTGACCAGTTTCGGGAGCAACGGTGACAGTGTCTATCTCAATCTCTTTGTACCAGTCGGCGGCATAACCTGCCGACAGGTCGATCAGACCGGGAACATAAACGGTAACAACTGCGGTACTGACACAGGCATCTCTTAGGCCCGGGGAAATGGTAATTGTTTCGGCGGCATTATCCACAGAGATAATCTTCTGTGGTGTCATATCACCAGCAACGGTCAACCATCCACCAATATGGGCATCATGCTCAGCGGCAAAAGCCGTAACAGCAAGAACTGTTTCACCAATAGGTTCATTGGCGGTCAAAGCTGTCAGATAGACTTCACGCTCAGAGCTGATGAACGGAGCATTTTGTGCCATAATCCAGTTGGTTCCATACAAGAAACCCAGGGAACCGGTTCTAATGGCAGTACCATCATCACCAATACGGTGGGCATCCGTGAATTTGTCGATCTTGGATGCCTGACCTTTGGCCTGCGGGGTCAGAAGTCCCCAACGTTGGCCGGGCGGTACATGAAGCGTGTTGAATTTGGTCTCAATATCGACAACGGTGTCTTCATCCAGAGCAACACCTAACTGACCCACGGCATTGTCGAGGAAATTGTAGACCTGGCCGAGAACCATCACGTCCATGGCCTGATTGATTGATTCCAAGGCCGGAATCAAATACATATCCCGCAGTGATTTGAAGGACTTGGATTCCTCACCATCTTTGATGATGAAGGAAGTATACAGATGTTGGTTCAATGGCACCGGAATATTATCCGCGACTGCCGCTTGAGTCACAACATCATCGTCATAGCCCTTCCGTTTGGCCTGGAATTTGCGCGGACGATGCGCGTTTACGATATCGCCGAATTGCGCGATTTCGTCTTCAAAGTCTCGATAGACGAGGCCGGCTGCAACTGCGTTGGCTTCGAGAACCATCAAGGCTTCCTGTGCCCATACCTCAGGGATAAGGGCGTCAATGTCATTACCGTCAAAGACGGGTGTCCAGATTTTTCCGAAATAAAATTTCATGGTTGTTTTTTCCTCCTGCTTAGTTTCCAATCGGTATGGCACCTTCTTTACGTGCCTTC